AGCATCATAAAACATTTCAGGATCTCCACCGCCAGGCGGTGTTTGTTCTGCCTCTGTTATTCCATACAGTTCTTCATCTGTTACGTTATTTAAATAATTTAATCCACTATCTGTATCAACAAATTGTTCATCTGCTAAAGGGCTCATATTAATGGGTGCTGTATTTACAGGTGTTGTATCTATATCACCAATCATGTCAGGGCTTAACATTGGAGGCATAGTTGTGTCTTCAGTTGCAAATTCATTAATCTGATCATCTGTAAGATCTGTTGTTATAGGTGTATCAATGGGTTGGATAGTAGTCGCTTGTCCCCCGTCGCCTGATTCTCCGCCACCTCCACCTGATGGTGGTGTTGCAGGTTGTGATGTGTCTATTGTTGGTAGACCTTGCATATAAAGTCTCATAAGGTCTGAATATTTAGTAGGACCTAGATAGTCATACTGTATACCAGAATAGTCTGGAATATTACCCAGTAGAAAGGGACTAGTATCTGTTTGTGTTCTTAAACCAGATAAATCAATACCTTCATCTACTAAATCTGGATTTGTTACTATGAACGATTTAAAATCTTCACTAGACATTATACTTGTCTCCTTTGTCTTTCTCTTATAGCTTGTTCTTCAGGTCTTAGCAATGCTCTTTCAGTTGGTGTTAACATATCACCTGTTAGTGATGCTTGTTGAACTGCTGGCTGTATCATTGCTGGATCTACGTCTGGTGTTGGTGGTAAAGCTGATTGAGAGAAAGGATCAAACGTACCACTTTCTGGTTTTGTCTCAGTTCCATCATCAAGATTAAAGTCACTTAATTTAAATTTAAATGGTCTATCCAAAGGTGCATTTTGAAAAGCTTGTATCATTTGATCTATAATAGGCATTGCTTGGTTCATAGCGTCTGTGTTATTTTTTTCATCTATTTGATAAAACTTACCTACAATGTTTTCTGAAGGTATGTAGGGTCTAAAAATTCCTTCAAAGAAAGGACCATAAACATTTGTAGGTGTTCCCCTTTCATCAAATACTTGTGCTAGTTGTTCATCTTCTACTTCAAATTCATTGGCTGCTTTTAAATCTAAGTGCATACTTTGCTGTGCATTAAAGAAAGCTCTGTTTGCAATAAAAAATTGTCTAGCTATTTCTTCTGGTTTATTTAAACCACCTGATAAAAGTCTAGAATCACCACCAGTAAATTCTCTAGTAGCATTTCTTTTTTGAACATTAAAATTTGTAATTCTAAAACCTAATCCTCTTATAGGATCAATTTTAATTTGTCTCCAACCCATAAGACCTGGTAGTTCTTTTCGTAGATCATATTCTTGTCCACCTTTTGGATCAGGTATACCTTTTGCTGCATAATAAATTCTAGACATTTGTGATTTAGATAACGGTATCTGTGTATTTAATACATGTTTCATAGCAATTCTCATTTTATCATCTATTGGAGTTGCATCTGTGTACAGTTTTCTACCTGTATCGGTTACACCATCTCTAATTATAATATCAATTATTGCTTCTGGTGCTATTGATTCTGAAGCAAATGGTTCTGTAAAGTTTTTAAATGCATCTGATATTCCTTTAGCAAAACCTACAGATAATTGTTCATTAGTTTCCATACCCTGTTGAACTGATGTTGCTAGTGTTCTAAATGGTGCTTCTAAAAAATCATAAGCATTATTTTGACTCCAGTTTGTATAGTAATATGTAGCTTTACCATTTTCATCTACTTCTTTTGTAATAAATTTTTTGTTACCTTGTTCAAATGGAGCAACCCATCTTTCTAATGCTTCTAGTTGCCTATCTGTTGTACCATAAATAGCTTGGTATCCTGCACCTATTCCAACACCTAATGTTCCAAATGCTGAAGCTGATCCTAATAATCTTGTTGCACCAATTCCAAAAAGAGGGTTGTCATTTTTAACCAGACCTTTACCAATTTCAAAAACTACTGGTAACATGCTACCACCTTTTGTAGGTTTAGAGTGTGTCATTTCTTTAAATATTCTTTGTTTGATACCTACTGCACTATTCATAATAGCACTTGGAAACGATGCAAAGTTACCAAAAGGAGTAGATCTAAGACCTTTAACAACATCAGAAACATAAGCATAATTTGGTACAGTATTTCTAACAATGTCTGCTGCTTCTTCTTTTAATTCTCGTTCTGTTTTTTTAATACCAGCTTTTGCATAAGCGTTACCTAATCTTGCTTTCTCAACTTTAAAATTATAAATTTTAAATACATCATCTTCAAGTGTATATAGTTGTTGTGCAGGTTCTGTTAGTCTTGCTAAACGTCTAATCATGTTTTTAAACATACCTGCTGCATAATTTGATCCATCTCTACTTGCACCAATATCTTTTAACAAACTTAAATAATCACCCATCTTAGTGTTTGAATTAACCACACCTAGTTCTAACATTTCTCTGTATTCTTCCATAGCTTTTGGAGAACGAACTCCAAACTGAACTGTTTTTGCTGCAGTAGCTGCAGCTTCTGCCATTATTTTAGGATTAACAAATAATGTTCCATTAGCTAAAGAAAATCCTGTAGCACTTAAAAAGTTTCTCATGTGAGTTGTTGGTGATAATACTGTTTTTGCAACTTGTGCACCTGCTTTAGGTGTAAGAAATAAATTTTGATATGCTGAAGACATAAACTTAGTAACACCAGTTTTTTCTGATCCTACAAAAAACTCACTTATTCTATTTACCGGATCAAATGCTTCTGCAACTTCTTCTGTTGTATGTAATCCTTTTAAACGATTAAGTAACACACCATCTTTAAACATAGGTTTTAAATAATCATCTAATTCAACAATTTTATTTAAACCACCTGCACCTAATTGTTTGATAGCGTCATTTTTATCTGTGTAAAATAATTGAGTTGTTTTGTTTGCAATTGCATCATCATTATTTTTTAATATACCATCAATTAATTCACTTCTTTTTGCAAGACTAGATAATAAACCCACACCATTAAAAATAGATTGCCTTGCATCATCTACTTCACCTAACAATTCTCTAAACGCTTTACTACCTGGACCAATAACTTGTGTTGCACTTGTTTTAAATTTACCTTTACCTGTTTCTTTTGTAAGTATTCTTTGAAAGTTTCTTCTTACATCAGGTGTCTTTGCACCAATAGTAACATCAGTCATTCTATAAGAAGGCAACTGTGTGCCTTTTGTAAATTTTGTAACGTTTGTTAGTATTTCATTAATTCTATAATCTAATTGGTCCTCTGTAAGTTCTCTACCATTTTTTAAAGCATGACGTTTTAATATTTCTTTTACTCTATCTACTTTTTCTTTTACTGGTTTAAATGAAGATAAGTTATCAACCACTGGGTTTTGAAAAATTTTATATGTACTACCTAACATAAGTTTCATTCTGTCACCCATAAGGCCTGCAGTATTTTGCATTTCTTTTGGTAGTGTTGCTTTAGCTGTGCTACCACTTTGAATAGTTTCTAATAAATTAACAAACTTTTGTCTTGAATTATATAAGCTGTCAAAAACTACCTGTTGAGATTTTGAATTTAAACCACCATCAGTCATTTGTTTTTTTATTTTATTGTACGTTTTAGTATTACCAATTTTATCTGATAAATTACCTTCAAACATAAGTTCTTTTAAATCTTTGTAAAATTCTTCTCTACTTTTTGCATTTGCTTTACCAGTTCCATTAACAAAACTTTTTAAGACAGGAAACATTTTACCTACTTCTTTATCTATTCTTTTAACTTGTTCTATTGCAAAATTAGTGTCTGCTGATTTACCTGCTGCTTCTGTATTTTTAGCTAAAAACATAGCTTCTGGTTTACCTGATGTAGGTCTTACTGCAGAAGCTAACTTATCTATACTTTTATTTATTTTAGATGAGCTGAGTGCAAGGTATTTTCCAAAAGTTGCAACTTTGCCTACCGCTTTTACTCCTCCAAATATAAATGGAAAGTACATTACAGAATCTGCACCAAATTTTACACGGTTCATTAATTTTCTTACAGCATCTTTTTGTGAATCTTCTGGTAATTCGTCATCAAAATCTACTGATGCATCTACTTCTAATTGTGTTGGACCAAACTTAAGTGCATCTCCAATTGTTCCAATCTGTTCATTGTCAGCAACAAGCGTTTCCCCTGCAGCGCCACCTAATACTGCTGCACCAAAACGTTGCACTCTTGCTCCATCATTTAGTTTATATACTTTTTCCATTCCTTTTCGAACATTCTTACCTTTTAAATTTACATACGTGCCAGCTTTTCTAGCTTTCAATGCTTTAGTTGCAAGTTTACTTGCTATCTTTGCACCTGCTGCTGCAGGTACACCAATAGATACTAACGCTTCAACAATTTTACCTGCTGCTCGTTGCTCTGCTATTTCTTCAAATGGATTTATTGTATCAAATACTTGTTCTACTTTTGCAGCTGCATTTTCTGTTAACTCAAATGCATCCATAAGTTCTGCACCAAGAGATACAAAGCCTTCTGGTATTTTTAATACACCTGATGCTACACCAGCAAGCGCTGCTTCTATCTGTGATACTTCGTGATTATCCTCTGCATCAGTTTTAAGAGGATCTAATGGAGAGTTAGAGATGTTAATGTCGAATGGGTCAAATGATTCAGCCATTTATGTCCCCTATGTGTTTGTTTCTATTTTTCTTTTTGCAAATGTGTTTTTATCATAAATAAAGAATCCACCTTCATCTTCATCTGACGGAGGTATTCTTTGAACAAAAGCTTTAATTCTAGGATCATAGTAAAATGCTCCTGGTCTCATTGCATTGTAATCAAAAGATTGTTTTTTTGAATCAAATGGAACAAAACCTGCATTATTAGCAGCAATCATTTTTCCTGTTGGATTAGTGGTTGTTCTTAAATTTCTTTCAATTATAATATCATACTCTGAAGTTGCTCTAGGATATGCTTGTTCAATATTAGGTTTTTGAAAACTTTGTAATTTACTTTTAGATTCTGTTCTTGTTTTTACTAAATCTTCATACGCTCTTTGCGGTGAATAATCTTTTTGCATACCTTGACCAGCTGCTTTTGCTCTAGCTGTAGATTCTGACATAGCTTGACCAATACCTAATTTAACAGCACCGCTTCTAATTGCTCTTTCTCTTGCATCGTCTGCTGTTGTAAATTGTTTGTATGGGTCCGTTGCAGAACCTACTATATTTTGTAAAGCACCACTGCCTGCAAATTTACCTGATGCTAAATTTAAACCAAACTGACCTATTGGTAATTTAGTTTGTGGTGTAAACTCTTCTAATAATGACGCAAGTTCAGGAGTTAGTTCTCTTGCTCTACCTGCTACATCACCAAATTTTTTCTGTTCTCTATCTACAAGTCCAGTCATAATACCATCATTAACTTGGCCGCCTCTTCTAAACATAGGTCTTTTTAAAGTTCTAGACACTAAAATATTCTCCCATATATATCTGCTCCTGCCAAACCGATACCTAGAGCTTGCATCAAGGGACTTGATTGCGCTGCTGCTGGTGAATCAGTTAATCTTACACCACCTGCACCAGGAGTGATACCTGCAATACCTTGACCAAATCTATCTAATGCTTGTCTAGGTTCTTGTATTGCCATCTGTGCTGCTTGTTGTTGTGCATTAAGCACCGCTTGGTTTTGTGCTTGTTGTGCTGCACCTAATGTACCAAGGCCAGATATTTGTGCTCTACTAAAGTCTTGTGCTCTTGCACCTAGTCCACCTTGTAGGTTTGATATACCCATTTGGTTTGCTAAATCTTGTTGTCTTCTTGCTGCTGCATTTTGAAATCCTGATTGTCTTAGGTTTCCTAATGTCTGTGCTCTGTTCTGGTCGCTTTGTGCCTGATACTGGGCTCTTTGTACACCTTCACGTCCACCACCGAAAGCACCTGGAGTACCAAGTGTAGCTGCTGCATTTTGATTAGCTCTTATTTGCGCTTGTTGGTCAAAGTCTTGCATCGTTGTATCGATAACTTGTTGTTGGTAAGGTGACATGTAAGAAGATATAGATCCTGCTCCTGTGCCTGCACCAGTTCCAGTTAATGCTGTTGCCGCTCCTGCTGCAGTTGATGCGTCAGTTAAGAAAGGCTGGAAAGAACCTAGACCTGTTTGACCTAAATTATAAGCTTGTGTTTGTAATGCATCTTGTGCTGCTACTTGCGGTGCAAGATCAGCCATACCAGCTTTTGTAATTCCAAACTGTGTAGCTTGTGCTTGTCTTTGTGCAAACTGTGCATCTGTTTCACCAGGTTGTTTTACGTTTGCAGTTGTAACTGAAGGTAAACCTGATTGTGTTGCAAGGTCTGTTAAATATGTTTGTTGTGCTGCTTCTATAAATTCTGGTGGTAAGCTTCTTTGTTCAGTATATTCTGTTCCACCTGTTTGAAAACCCATTCTGCCACCTGCTTGTGCCATCTGTCTTGAATCTTCCATAGGTTTTGGTCCAAAAGGATTTATAGGTTTAGTTGGATCTTCTGGTAAAGGTTGGCCACCAGAAAATTTTTGCATAAGTCTTTCACCTTCTTCATCTAATAAATCTAATTCTTCAGGTGTTAAAAGTCGTAACTCTTTACCAAACATTTCTAATGCTAATTCATTCCTTGAATCTTGTCTGTAAAAAGGATCATCCATTGATGCCATAGTTTTTGGTTGGTCTTTTCTTTTAGACATTTCATCCATCATCATCTCTATTTGAATAATTTCGTCTTCACTTAAATCTGATAAAGGTCTACCAAATTGTTTCATGGCTATTGCTTCCATGACCTGGTTTCTTTCATCCATTGCATCTGGCGCTGAGGCCATCATAGTACCTTCTGCAAGACCTACTCTGCCGCCTTGGTTAAACATAGGCATTGGGATACTTAACTTATCTGTCATGCTAGGTGGAATCATCATTCCTTGTGGAAAATAATCTTCTTCTGTTAGCTCTCTTTTAAACATAGGCATAACATCCTGCATCATACTATAATCTCTGTCTTCCATGGGTACTCTTCCAGAAAATGGTCTTAATGGTCCACCATCACTGCCACCTTTTTTATCAGGCCTTGACTCTGGAAAACCTTCATCTTGATAATCTGATCTATCTAGGTCTTGTAATTTTTTTCTAAGTTCTGATATATTTATTTTTTTATCTGGCATAACAGATGTATCTTCTGCTGAAGATTCAAACTCCGGTCTGCTAGGAAATCCTTCATCTGCTGATCCTGATGGATCAGTTGGCATATTAGCATCAGTCATTTCATTTGCTACCATTCTTTCTGCAACTGATTCAGGTATTTTGTATCTGTCTACTATAAATTTTACAACTTGAGCTGCTTGGCCTGGCGGAGTTCTTTCTAAAAGTTTTTTTATAACTTTCATAATTTCAGGGTTTGACAAACCTTGCCCAATTTTTTTTCCTAAAAAACCACCTGGAGTAATTTTACCTAATAGGTTTAAAATGCCTGCTGCATCATCTTTTAATTTATCTGTGTCAATTGCCATTAAGTAACCCTTCTCTCTAAATTTTTCATTGTATCATACATCTTTTGTGCTCCATTTTCAATGCTTCCGTTGCCTGCTCCTCTTACAGCATCTGCTGTAAATACAAACTCATTTTTTGATAACATTGCTGGAACGTCATCTGCTTTTTCTTTTATACCAACTGGTACAAATCCACCTTTAGCTCTGTAATCTAATTCTGTAATACCACCTTGATTGACTCTAGGCTCACCCATAGGCATAGTGCCACCCATCAAACCTACTCTACCACCTGCATTAAAATATTTTTTACCTGCTCCTGGCACTCCGTACATTGATGCCATCATAGCTTTTTGTTTTTCTATAGCTGCTTGTTCTTCTGCAGATCGATTACCATAAATATCTTCATAAAAAGGTCTACTACTACTTGTTTGAGTATTGTCCATATAAGCTTGATAAGTTCTACTTGGATCAAAATTTCCAAAACTAGTTTGAATTTGTCCATCTGCACCTATAGTTGTTGTTCCACCTCCTTGACCTTCTCCATATCTTGCATCTAGTGATTTAGCATACGCTTGTTTAAATTTATCAAAATCGTAATTATTAGGATTACTTCTGTAGTATTCTGGTATAGTTGTACTAGCATCAGGTGTCGAAGTTGTTGTTTGAGTAATTGGATTAAAATCTTTATCAAAAGATAATTTATATTCTGATGGTCTTAACAAATATTTTTCAACTCCACTCATCATAGTTCCTGGTTCAAAATTAAAATCAAATTTACCTCCAGTGTAATCATATCCTGTAGGTGTTTTTTTTAACGTTCCTTGACCAAAAAGATTTTCTGCTTGAAAAGATGGGTCACTAGAAGATTTAGCTGCTTCTGACATTCCCTGTTTAGTAAAAATATTAGGACTTCTACCTAAACCAGTAACAGACATAACACCACTTTGTCCAAATTTTCCACCTGCTTGATTTTTTGGATTAATATAGTTTTTTAAATAACTAGACATGTAATCTACTACTTCTGGATTATTTTTTTGTAAATAAGCAGTGTCATAAGTTTTTCCACCTTTAAAAGGATTTAAATATTCTCTTGTTGCTCTTTCATGTGCACCACTTCCTGTTGCAACATTAAACATATTTTTTACAAAATTTTGTTGTTTGTTTCTTGCTCTAGCAGTTGCCATGTTTGCTTTGTTCATACCTCGTTGCGCATTGTTAATTGCTCTGTTCTGTGCTGCAGTGTTAGTCATACTAATACCACCAGTTTGATAACCTACTCTACCACCTGTTGCCATGCCTTGACCAGTTATACTATCTATGTAGTTATCTTTTTCTTCATCACTCATAGCTGCATATTGTGGATTACGTAATGGTGTATAATAACTATCCATGTAACCTCTCATCTGTTGTTTAACACGTACATTTCTTCTAGCTAAATATTCACCCATAGTTTCACCAGGTTGTTGTGGTTCAAATCCACCTGTAAAATAACTATACAATGCAGAAGCACCTGATGTGATACTACCTACTAATAGTTTTTGTTTTACTATTGATGGTAATTTATCTCCTCCAGGTATTTTACTAAATACTTTATCTGATGCTTCTCTTACAACATCTAAACCTTCTGTTTTTGGTGTGCCAGTAATTTTACCTGCGTTTGCAGTTTCTTCAAAAGGGTTTACTGTATCTTTTTGAAATAAACCTTTTACTGCTTGTGTTCGTTCTGCATTTAATGGAGAAGTAAATAATTTTTTATCAGCTCCTCTAAAACCTAATTGTGTTTCTCCACCACCTAACATTCTAGCTGCTTGACCACCTGCATAAGTTCCTATTCCTTGTTTAAGTGCATCACTAATACTACCTCTTTGATCAAATCTACCTACACCTCTCATGATACCTGCAATAGCAGGATTAAATGGTGCAACGAATGGTGCAGCTTTTGTTGCTACACTTGCTAGTTCGTTAGGTATAAGTTTTCTAAGTCGTTCTTTTATGCTACTGCCAAGTCCAAACTTTTCTCTAGGTGCTACATTCATAATACCACCTTGTGCACGTAATTGTCTTCGCATTTGAGATCTTGTAATCATATATATTAAATTTTGTTTATATTATTTAGGCAGGAATTACACCTGGATTTATACTAATACTTGCTTTTAACAAGTAAATCAAGACTATGTTGTAACTTCTCTAGGCTTAGATTCTAAAGCTGAGAGAACTACATGTAGTCTATTGGCCGTAGCCGCAGTTACTTTTAATACTTCACTTTCCTGTAATATTAAAGGTGCTGATAATAACTCTGTTGTACCATTTGCTGATATGGACTTAGTTTTAAAAAGACTAAATATAGCATCTGATGTATCTGTAATAGTAACTGTTATAGTGTCTGCATTACCAGAGTCTTCTGATACTAATATAGATTTTATAATAGATGTTGCAGCAGATGGCGCTGTATACAATGTTGTAGCCGATGTAGAAGTTAAATCTACTTTTTTATTTACAAATGAATTAGCCAAAGAAATATGCCTCCGCTTCTGCTTCGTCTTTTAAATCTTGTTGAAAAGATGTGTTTAATTTTTGCACAATACTATCTATATCTCTAACAAACGATTGTTGTATCTGTTGATCATACTCTTCGTTTGGTTGTGTTAATGATTGTATTATTCTAGCCATTATCTTCTACCATCCGGTTGATAGTCTATTCTAAATGTACCTAGTTTCCAGAATTGACTTGTACTAGTGTTTTCTACTTTTAAAGATATCTCTCTAGCTCTTGCTCTAGTGTCAATCTTTTGTGTACCCGATGTTATTGTAAAGGGACCTAATGTAGAACTAGCTAATGTGTCATTTGGAAAATCCCTTAAATTTAATGTAACTCTTGCATCACCTGTTTGTGATAAAAAGTCTGGTATCACTCTTCTTATTTTCATCATAAACTCACCATCACCACCAAGACCCTGTGAACCAATATCAAAATTTCCAGATTGTATGTTTGATTTTATAGCAGTTGTTTGCCCTAACTTAACTTGATTTAAACCTGTTTCATGTTCATAATAAGTTGTTGCGCCATCACTATTACCGTGAACATAATTAACATCAGAGTCAGTTGTTTCTGCAGTTGAGTCATATTCTGTTGCATGAGGTTTACCAAATACTGCAGAATCTTGCCAAGCAGATCTTGCAAGTGTACCACTAGTCCATACTGGTCGCTCGTTGCTTGAGTCTAGATAATTGTATGCAACCATTCTATTAACTGTTCCTGATCCAGAACTTGGATAGAACCACATAACCTCACCAAACAAATTATTTAATCCTGCATTGATATGTTGTTTTGGAATTGTATTAATATCATCGTAAACATGATCTTCAACCAAACATGGAAGAGATTCTAGTTTACCAGTGTATCTAAAGAAACCATTTTCTGACATCCAGTATGCTGTACCATCAACTTCAACGGCTGCATTCTGTCCTATCAATCCACAGTTTGTACCAACTTGTTGAAATGAAAATGTAAATGGTGGACCAACAAAACGCATAATAAATAATGCACTATCTGTCCAAATATAAATTGCATCACGACCTCTGATTGCTCCAACAATCTTAGATCCATCTGCAAGTCTTTGTGTACCTGCAGTATTAGTAGCTGATGGTGTATAAGTATTAATATCCTCTTGAGAAGAAAATCTTATAAACATAGGGTCTTGTGTAGATTTAGTTCCAATTGTAGTTTCTGTTCCAAAAAATATTAAGTGTCTATCTGGTGTAGATACTAAACTAAATGCAGATGCTGTTGGTGCACCTGAAATTATAGTTGCTCTTGTATTATTAGCAGTCGTTGGATTTGAATCCCATTCAAAACTTTCTCCACCATTAATTGTTGCAACAAGTTTGTTACCTAAATTATCTAAAGACCATAATCCTGGTGCTGTTACAACGTCTCCTGATGCTGCAGCATTCCATGCAAAAAAGTTTGATGCATCGGTTACGGTTGCACCTGATGAATGTGTTGCAGCAGTTGTACCTAACGCACCTCTTGTTAATCCTGATAATGTGCCGCCACTATTTCCAGTATATGTAATTAATTCTGATCCAATAATAACTGTTCCTGTTGCTGGAAAAGAAGATGAACTTGCCATGGTTAATGATGTTACACTAGTGTTAATTCCTGATGATAGTGTAGATGTAAACTGACCTAACTGTTGCCCGCCCCATGATCCAAGTCCCCAACCAGTAGATGCAACCTCAACTGCGGGTCCTACAGGATAATAATGTTTAATTCTAATTCCACCAGATGTGCTTGCTCCTGATCCAGATTCATTAGATTCCATTTCTATTGTAAGAGTGGTGCTTGTTGGTATTGAAGTTACCATAAATTTTTTATCTGTAAAATCACCAGATACAAAACCAGAGTTAGTTATACTTGTAAAATTATCTAACAGTATAATATCAAATTTATTAATATTGTGTGCAGATGAAAAAGTTAAAGTAACTGTTGCATCGCTTTGTGTTGTAGAAAATGCACTTGTTAAAGTTGTTGTTGCCTTAATTGGATGTATATCATAAAATATACCACCAGAATAAGCATACAATATTCTATTTGTACCAAGAACTGCATACTTAATACCCGATGTATTTACAAAATGATGAATGGCAGTAGTTCTACCTGTAATTTGAACAGAACCTAATTGTGACCAACCACCTATTTTTTCAGGTGTACCATATCTAAATCTAACATTATCACCATCAACCCATTGGCTTTCGCCACCCGTTGATGTGACTTGTTTATTAAAACCTGGTGCAAACTTTACTTTTTGTAGCATAATTATCTTGCCGTTGCAGGCACTCCTGTTGATGTTACGAATGGATTCTCGGCAAATGCCATAAAAATGTATGTTTCACCAGATGTATTTAAACCATTATTTGAATTTCTAATTTTAAATCCATTTGATAAAAAATCTCTTTCTTGTCCAGAACCAGATTCATCAACATCAGAAGTATCTGCTAATAAATAATTAAATACAATATTAAATGGTGATCTTTTATTATCACCAATAAACCAACTATTTGCTGCACCAGTTGCTTTTTTTATCATAACCCAAGCTGGGGAAAATCCCAGATGGATATACGGACCTGAAGCATCCCCATTTCCGACATACGAAGAAAATTTTGAGTAGCCTTTTTTCTCTGCGAAACAGTAGGCAACAAAATCATCTGTATTATCTGTATCAAATTTAAAAGTGGTACTATCTGGTGCACTATTTCCCCAAATAGCATCAGTTGTTTCAACAGCAGTAGTATTTAGATATAATGCTTTAGTATTAAGTACACTTATATGATTTACAAACCAAGCACTTGAACTACCACTTTCTCTATTTTTTACAATTACAACATCAGCATTTGCACCAAGTCCATGTCCAAAAGTGTGTGCATCTCCATTTCCTGTCCATGTAACTATTGAAAATCCTGCAGTTTGATTAACATTAATAGTAGTATCAGGCCCATTTCCTGAAGTATTAGTTGATGTACCAGAACCTGCTTTCCAGTTCCATGATGCAAAAGAATTATCACCATCAGCTGAAGCATTTACATTGGCTTGTGTTCCTAAAGTAAAACCATCACTATCAAAACTTTTTAAACTTTCACTACTTTCAGTTTCTGCACCTGAAGTATCAGTTCTCATTCTTTTATGTACACCTCTAACAGAATCAAAAACTTGGTGGTTGTGACTGTCATCTCTACACTTAATCCAAACCCAATCTGGTTGCATGTTTTCAGAACCATCTAAAGTAATAGCATTTGAACTACCTGTTCCTGTATATAACTTTGTCTGGAAATAAAGTTTTGGGTTGTCTATTGTTGTATAAGCCATTATCCATACTCCGCTAGGTTTTTTGTGCAAATTGCAAAGTAGCCCGATGGAACTGCAAATTCAAAATTTCCAAATCCACTGGCATCTGTATTACCAGATGAGATTGCATAAGGTGGGGAGCCAAAGTTCATTTCCGAAGTTCCTGTTTTTGTTCCACTACCGCCATCTCCATTTGAAATAAAAGGTAAATAAAAATCAGATACAGTTACAGCTGTTAGTAAAGAAGTACCTGCACTAATATCTTGTCCTGTTATCTCT